CAGGAATTTTTATATCTTAGACGAAAAATGGGCGAAGGAAACCGGCGTTCCGATGCTGCCGAAGACCGGAAACAATCCGTGGGGCGGCAATGGCAAGAAAAAGAAGGCGGTCGCCGCATGACGGCGCGTCTGATTGCGATGTTCCTGGCGGGCTTCGTGGCGTGCATGGCGGCGATTGTGTGGATGGAGGATCGAAGATGAAGACAATCTACGTAGCGCACCCGCTGCGCGGCGACGTGCGGCGAAATAAATACGCCGTGACGGACATCTGCCAAAACCTCAAGGCAATCTACCCGGACATGTTGATCTTGTCGCCGATTCACGCTTTCAGCTTCGAGGACGTCAACGGGCCGCAGGACTGGGTGCTCGGGCAATGCCTGCGACTGATCGAGAAGGCCGATGAACTATGGCTATTCGGTGACTGGCGAAATAGCAGCGGCTGTGTGATGGAGAGCGTCTACGCCCGGCGCATCGGCAAGCGCGTAATCGATATGACGGACGGCGAAGAGGCGGAAGCGAACGAGGACATTTTAAGGAGGCTTGCGTGATGGACGACTTGAAGGATTTTTTGGACAGCGTGCTGCCGGGTGACGAATAAAAAAAGCCCGGCGGCAACCGGGCTTCCAGAGGAGGAGCGAATCAGAGAGGCAAGGAGATATTTTCCTTGCCTCGAATTATACCACGAGGAGGATATCCACATTGGACCTTGAGACAAACATCCTGCAATGCGTGGACGAGCGAATAGGACACTGGTGCACTAATTGCCCGGACGCGGACCATTTTATCGCCGACATTACCGGTCCGGAGGAGTGGATATGCTCGCGGAAGTTGTATCCGGGAGATGAAAAATGCTTGCGGCGGGACAGGTACGAGGACATTCAAGCCCTCGCACGGCAGATAGTGGATATGGTGGAGCATGGGGAGGTAATCGCATGGCAATCAATCTGAAACGAACAAGCACCATCGCGGCGGACGGGGTGAAAATCCTCGTCTACGGACAGGCTGGAGCGGGAAAAACTTTCCTGATTAAAACGCTTCCGAATCCGGTGATTCTCTCGGCGGAGGGCGGGCTTCTAAGTATCGCCGGGACGGATATTCCGTACATAGAAATCAACGGTATCAAAGACCTCCACGAGTCATATCAATGGCTGACAGGCTCCGACGAGGCGAAGGGCTTTCAGAGCGTAGCGCTGGATTCCATCTCCGAGATTGCGGAGGTGGTGCTGAACACGGAGAAAAAGATTGCAAAGGACCCTCGACAAGCATACGGGGCTATGGCTGACCAGATGACGGACCTCATCCGCGCCTTCCGCGATCTTCCCGGGAAGCACGTGTATTTCAGCGCGAAATTGGAAAAGACACAGGACGAGATGGGCAGGCTTCTTTATTACCCCTCCATGCCGGGGAACAAGACCGGGCAGCAGTTGCCGTATTTCTTCGACGAGGTACTTGCTCTTCGCGTCGAACGCGACACGGACGGAGTGGTCCAGCGTGCGCTGATGTGCGAGGGAGATAGCTCCTGGCTGGCAAAGGACCGGAGCGGGAAGCTCGGTCAGTGGATGGAACCTGACTTGGGCGTGGTCATCAAGACGATAGGAGGCGTTGCAAATGCAGGCTAGAGGCTCGACGGAGGTTCAAGCCCTCCACGTACAGAGCCGCGAGAAAGCCCTCGAACTTTGGCTGCGGTACAAGGCGGAAGAGGAGCGGGCTGCTTGCAGCCGCAGGGAAATCGAAGCGATGCTGGCGGCGGACATCCCGGAGCAGTGGGAAGGCTCGAAGACGACTACGGAAGGGCGCTTCAAGTTGACCGTGATGAGACGCTTCAATCGCAAGGTAGACGGCGACCTGCTACAGGACATCGCACGCGAGAAAGGGCTGATGGACCACTTGTCCACGCTCTTCCGCTGGAAGCCGGAAATCGACGCGAAGGAGTGGAGGCTGGCGGACGAGACGGTGACAAAGGAGCTTGCCGGGGCGATCGTGACGACGCCGGGCAAGCCGTCATTCAAAATCGAGGAGGTAGCATAAGATGGCGCTTTTGGGACAGGAATACGTAGTCAGCGAATTTCAGCCAACCAGCTTCGACCCGATCCCCGCAGGGTGGTACACGGCGCGGATCACGGATACGAAGTTGAAAAAGACGAAGGCTGGTAACGGCGAATACCTTGAAATGAAGTTCGACATCACCGGCCCCTCCTACGAAGGGCGCTGCGTCTGGGGACGCTTCAACCTCAAGAACCCGAACCCGAAAGCGGAGCAGATCGGACAGCAGCAGTTCATGGACTGTGCCCGCTCAATAGGGCTTGACCGGGTGACGGATTCAGACGAGTTCCTCGGCGGGGCGCTTCAGATCAAAGTGGCGGTCAAGCCCGCAGATGGGCAGTACGACGAGAGCAACGATGTGAAGGGCTTCAAGCCGCTCGAAGGGGGAGCAACGATGCTCAAGCAGGAGCCGAAGACAGCCGCAGCCGTTCCCGTCGCGCCCGCAGGTGCTCCGGTTGTCAAAAACGGAAACGCTCCGTGGCTGAAAAACAAATGACGGCAATCCCACAACCTCTTCATTCTATCGCCGCTCTCATCGATTCCACCATAGCCAAGACTCAAGAGGGACCGCGTCCGCACCTGGGCGCGTCCCTTCTGGGGCATCCTTGCGACCGGTGGCTGTGGCTGTCATTTAGGTGGGCTGTGATAGAGAAGTTCGAAGGTCGGATGCTTCGCCTCTTCCGGCGCGGGCAGGAAGAGGAAGAGAAAATCGTCTCATGGCTGACACAGATAGGCTGCGAGATCCACAGTACCGGAGGTAAGCAGGCGCGGGTGGACTTCGGAGCGCACGTGTCAGGTAGCATCGACGGCATCATCGAGAAGGGTGTTCCCGAGGCTCCGACGAAGCGCCATATCCTCGAATGCAAGACGCACTCATTGAAGTCATTCAAAGACCTCTGCGACAAGGGTGTGCAGGAATCGAAGCCGCAGCACTGGTGTCAGATGCAACTCTACATGCACGGCACCGGCATCGACCGCGCCCTCTACTTCGCCGTCTGCAAGGACGACGATCAGATTTACACAGAGCGCGTCCGCTACGACGAGGAGGCGGCGAAGGCTCTTGTGGAGCGGGGGCGAAGGCTGACGCTTTGCGAGCGTATGCCGGAACCGTTGAGTACAGACCCGACGTGGTATCAGTGTATGTTTTGCCCGGCGCACTCGTTCTGTTTCGATACGAAACTGACGAAGGAAGTCAACTGCCGGACCTGCGCTCTCTCCACGCCGACGGAGGACAGCAAATGGCTCTGCGCCCGGTACGGCAACGAGGAGATTCCGGTGGACGCACAGCGCGAAGGGTGCGACGGGCATGTACTTCATCCCGATCTTGTGCCGTGGAAGTGGCTTCCTTCGGACGACGCTTTTTCAGCTGTTTACGAAATAAACGGTGAGCAGATCAGGAACGGCGTCGAGGACAATACCACCCACTCATCAAAGGAGCTTTTAGATTTGGAGGCGTGGAAAGATGGTGACTCTGAGGGATTACCAACAGCGGGCGATTGACGACCTGTACCGATTGTTCCAGAAAGGCAACGAAGGGAATCCTTGTCTGGTGCTGCCTACCGGCAGCGGAAAGTCACACATAATCGCCGAATTCTGCAAGGACGTAATCCAGAACTGGCCGGATCAAAGAATCTTAATCCTCACACACGTGAAGGAGCTTATCGAGCAGGATGTTGAAAAAATCATGATGGCGTGGCCGACTGCGCCACTCGGCATCTATTCAGCCTCTATTGGAAGCAAACGTCTGGGCGAGCCGATCACAGTGGCCGGCATCCAGAGCATACGCAAGCACGCCGCGAAGGTCGGACATATTGATATTGTCATTGTCGATGAAGCGCACCTAATTTCACACAAGGACGAAGGCGGGTATCGGACATTCCTGAAAGACCTTCATACGATCAATCCCGCGCTTCGGGTGATCGGCCTGACGGCGACTCCGTACAGGCTTGGTCACGGGCTTATCACGGAGGGAGATGCGCTTTTCAACGACCTGATAGACCCTACTTCCATTGAGGAGCTGGTTAGCAAAGGCTACCTTGCGCCGCTTCGCTCCAAGGGGACGGACCTCAAACTCTCCACGGAAGGGGTACACAAGCGCGGCGGGGAGTTCATCGAAAGCGAACTTCAAAAAGCAGTCAATACCCGCAGTCAGAACGAGCGGATTGTCCGCGAGGTGATAGCACGCGGCGCTGACCGGAAGTCTTGGCTTTTCTTTTGCACCGGGGTTGACCACGCTCTGACCATGCGGATGGTGCTGGAGGAGCACGGTATCAACGCGGCGTGTGTGCTCGGGGAGACGCCGAAGATCGAGCGCGAGAAGATTCTAGAGCGCTTCAAGGCGGGAGAGCTGCGGGCAATCACGAACGCGAACGTACTGTGTCTTGATGAAGAAACGGAGATATTAACGTCAAGGGGGTTCGTTGGGATTGATGAAATGAATCCTGACCATTTAATTGCAGGATGGAAGCCGGGAGGACAAATTGACTTCGCCACCCCAGAGCAAATAGTTAGGCGCAATAGGATAGAAGGCGAGCAAATGGTTGTTTTTGGTGGTGGGATGGCCGCTGAAATTCGAGTGACAGGCAACCATAGGATGGTCGTGCAATCTGGGGCCAAGCGAGCAAGCATCAAAGTCGTCCCGGCTAACACGCTGATTGGTAAAAGTTTTTCAATCCCAGCATTTGGAGAGTCACATCCTATCTGCATGGATGTTCCAACTCCAACCCAACGAAAAACAAGTTTTTCAAAACAGGTGATAGCAAATTCATATAACTACAGGAAGAAGGGATATTCAAAAGAAGAAGCAAGGAAGAAAGCGGAGGAGCTTGCGTTTAGAAGACTGTCCATGGAATACAAAAAGCCCAATAAGCTATCTTTGCGGGAGTGTCAGTTTATAGGGTTTTGGCTTGGAGATGGAACCATTTCCGCCGGAAGAATGTCGATATCGCAGTCTATGGTTTATCGAGAC